CTTGATGGCGGTATCAGCGTAGGCGCAACAACCATAACGCTCACCGATGCTTCTTCCTTTTCAGCAAGCGGCAGTGGAAACATTGACAGTGATTCCTTTTCATGGACGGGCAAATCCAGCAACGACTTGACGGGATGCGCAGGCATTTCATTTAACCACAACAATAATAGCAAAGTCCAAGAAGGACAATACGCTCATGTTGTGCGTGAAATCTGCGCAGACCTTGCGACTGCTTCATACCTTGAGGACGAAGGCACAATGCAAACAAACGCCGATGGTGGACTTCGTGGGCAAGCACTGCGCAAGCGTGGAATGAATGCCCTTATGCGTCTTGCGCACATGGGAGATGTCTGAAAATGCAAACCCACACACGACGAGGTTCGACGGTTGAGTTTAAAATGACAACCGATGATTCGGGTCTGCGTCGTGCATTAGCCTTTCTTGGTCGGGAAGGTGGAAAGCGTCTTGACGGTTTGATGAAACAGGTTATTGACGAGCAAGTGGAAGCGGCTAAATCAAGACTAAAAATGATGGCGAGAAATCTTGCTGGCGTAAAAGTCCCACAAACAACACTTTATGCCCCCACAAGAAATTTTAAACAATCCAAAAACATTCATGTTAAGGTTGCAGACGCATTGAAAAATGAGCGTGTTCGTAGCAAGCACTATACGGTTCACACCGGAAACAGTCTTAACGAAGCAAGTGTGGGTGTTCTTGGTCAGAGAGGCGGTCGTCTTGCGCACATTGTAGCAAAGGGTATTGACCCGTTTAAATACGGCAACCTTCCCTCAACTGTTCGTTCAAGCACAGGCTTTTATGCGGCTACGGGGCAACCGGGCGGCGTTTCTTTTTGGATGCGAATGCGTGGTTCTCATCCGGGGTTTTATCGCACATTTGACTACATCGGGACTGTTGAGCAAATGTCAAAGAAACAATTTGAGGAAATTGCACCAATTATGATTAAGCAAATGGCTCGCGAAGGAGGATTTGCAGAAGTCCCGACCAAATCTAAACTTTCGTCTAAGGTAAAAGGCCGAGGGGTTATGGCCGCAAGAGGTGGTTAATATGACAGTATCACGACAAACAGACTTTTGGACTGCACGGCTTAACGGTCAAGACCCTGCTTCTCCCGTTGGGATGAACAACACTGCATGGTCGCTTGATAGCGGCGATGCTGGCGATGGCGTTTCACAAAATGGCTATTGGCAAATAACTTCGTCAAGCGGAGGTCAATTGTGGAAACAGACCGTTGCCGACGATGATAACGACTTGACTCTCATCTGCGCAATCCATCAAGAGTCTGCGCCCGACACCGATGAAGTGATAATGGCTCTCGACAACGGCACTTATCGGGTTGAGGTTCAAATCATTGACATTCATCAAGTGAAATTGGTTGGAAGCACTTCCGTTGAAAGTCCAAACCTTGATTTTAAAATGGGAGAGGACACTGCCGTTCCCATTATTTTGCGCTTGACTCTCGCCAATGACGGCACTGCTCGTTTGTATATGGCTGAAATAATTGAGGACGATGATGCACAACAACACTACCTTGAGGTTTCTGCGCAAAGCACTTCTGCGCAGGGCGCTTTCTTCGGGACTTCTTCGGGAACCGTGGACTTTTACAGTGTCTATTTTACGCCTCATGGTGCTTATTCCCCCGATGAAATGGATATGTCCGACTTTATTTCACATAGCCTTTTGCGCACAGGTATGAAGGTTCGTGATGTTTTGCGCAATAGCAATCGTTTGTTTCTTAAAACTCATGTTGGAAATGCAGGCATTAACTATGCGTATGATTTGTCAAGCGACTCAATGTTAAACCGCTATCAATCACCATCAGTCCATGTGATGATTCAAAAAGCAGACTCCCCGGAGTTCTTGACTCTATCAGGAACACGAACCGACCAGCGATATGATGTTGTTATTTTTGTTTCTGCAAAAGGAACCAATTATGAAAACGCTTATCGTCTTGCGGCTTCAATTCTTGGCGAAGTCTTTGATGAATTGTATGTAAATACAGGATTAGACGATGGCGTGGATAGTCTGCTTGGCTACACAACAACCTTTGATACAAAAGTGGACGATGATGAAATCGTTTGCATCCACACGCTTTCCCTTGAATATATGAAGAAAATCCGAATGTTCTATCGTGAAGCATGATATAATGTTTTTAAGCATAACCTTCATAAAGCAAACCCACCCTCTTTAGGGTATGACGAGCCACCAGTTGCGTTATTTGACAATGGCTAAGGAAACCACATACAACGATTCAAGCACCGAAGTCAATTTATTCGTTGGCGAAGTGGAAAGCGAATCATATCAGCAATCCTATGATGTGCTAAAGCGCAACGACATTAACTATTATGGCGCACGAAAAGCCATTGTGAGCAAAAAAATCGCAGAAGGCTCTTTTACCTGCGCACTACAACCCGACTCCTTCGTTTTGTGCGCACTACACGGTATCATGGGCGTTGATACACCTTCAACGGACAGTGGTTCAACACCAGCCACCGACGAGCGACGATTCACCGAAGTCCCATTGACGGCAAACACTGAATTGCCTTCTTATACAATTCGTGTTGGTCGAGACGACTATGAACACATTTTCCCCGGCCAAGTTGTTGAAAGCATCGCCGTTTCTGCAAGCATTGGTGAATATGCTATGCTTACTGTGAACACCGTTGGCGCAGAACAAGAAGATGCAGAAGGAACGCTTGAAACAACTTATGTTCCTGACTACACGGGCGATGCCGCACACTTTGCTGGCGCTTTTGTTAATTTTGAAGCCGTTGCGACCAACAGTGTGTTTTCAAACATGGTTCAAAGTATTGACTTTGAAATCAAAACGAACCGTGATATGGATAACGCATATAGTCTCGGTAGTGAAACTTGTGTGCGCAAGCCACCTATCACCCTTCGAGAAGTAAGCGGTTCAATCACTTTCCACAAAGCATTGGACTCAACCGACAGTGCAAGTGGTGCGCCTTATTTTGATGAATTGCGAGCCGCAACCGCTTCGGGCGGTGAAGCCTTGTTTGACCCAAGCGGTGCTGATGTTCCCGCACTTTCAGCCTTGTTCCGTGTGGATGCAGATAATTACATTCGCTTTGACTTTGGAAGAGTTATTTATGAAATGCCCGAAACCTCGGTTTCAGGCCGTGATTCGCAAACAATGACCGTTAATTTTCACGCACTATGGGAAGATGATTCAGCCGGTCGTGATGGAATGGTTGAAATCACTGCTAAGGGAACAGGCATTAACGATTATGATGCAGTTTGAGGTGGGTTAAGTGCCTATCACAGACCCTTCCGCAGTCGCAACAACAACCGTTCATGGAACGCATTTGGCTATTGGCGCTCTTATTGAAGGAGTCATTCAAGGTCTTAATGCAAACAGTGAAGTTATTGATATTTCAGTGGTTCGCAGGGCAGTCGGAAATAACTACACTGCCTTCATCACTTATGAAGAAGCACCAGCCGCACCTTGAGGTGAATAGTCCATGATGAGCAAAAGCAGTCGCTCATTGGATAGCATAGAAGAAAAGGAAAGTGAATACAATGCCTGTATTGAAGAAAGAAATTGAATTAGACAACGGAAACATGATTTGGGTTCGTCAAGCATCAGGTCTTGACAAATTGAAAATTGAAAACATTCAACAACGGGTTGCTCGACAATTCCGCCACTTTGGTCTTGACCCGACCGAATGGACTCCCGAACAACACGAAGAGTTTGCAGTGGCTATGGACGAATCCGGCGCTGGAATTGAGGCACAAATCCAAGCATGGATTCCTAATTGCATTTTGACCGAGGACTTTGACATCAACACCCTAACAAGCCTTGAATTGATGGATATTCTGCGCTTTGTTCGTGGCGATACTTTGGAGGGCGCAGTCCCTTTGGGTTAGTTGGGCGTGTAGCACCAACATTATGTTCAGCATTTAAAGGAACACTGCCAAGCGACTTATTTAAACGATATGATGATGAAATGGGGTATGAGATGCTTCAATTTGACATGATAGTTGCGGCTGAAATATCCGACAGAATCAAAGAACAACACGACGAAGCAAATAGCAAAATAGACGCAAACCGAGCAGTCGCACGAAGAAATCAAAAGAGAAGCGAGCGCATATCACAAAAGGACATGGGAAACTTCATGGAACAATGGGCGAGCGGTGAATAAAAATGGCAAGAGTCGGTGCGGCAAGAGTCTTTTTCGACATTGTAGGGACTTTTCAAGCACAGTCTCTTCTCGGTGATACCGAGGCTGCTACAACGGCTCAACAGGCTATTTTGCTTGACGCTATCGGCGGGATTAGTGAAGCCTTTGATGAAATGTCCCAATTCATTTTGCAGTCCACACAGGTCGTCGTGGATGCGTTTTTTGAGCATGAGGAACAGTTAATTCGTGTGCGCAAATTTTATTCGGGTGCGACAGAAGAAGTCGAGCGATTTGCTAATGCGTCAATTGGACTTGGTGAAGCATTTGGATTTTCCGGCGACCAAGCACTTGCCGCAAGCGCACGGACTGCGCAGTTAAAGGGTGTCCTTGAATCCCAAGAAGCCATTATTGAAGCAACCCGTGGCGGTTTGCTAATGGCACAAGTCGGTGAAATGGAAACTGAAATGGGTATGAACCGCTTTATTGCTCTTGCGCAACAAACTCAATTTATGTATGGTGGATTGACAAAGGCTCAATACGACGCATTAGATGCCGAGCAACAGGCAAACATTGTGCGTGGAAATAGCATTCGTGTTCTCGACCAATTGAACACCGTTGAAAACTCATCGGTGGCTATTATGGAGGACATAACCTTTGTCCTGAACCAATTCGCCAGCCAAGCAGATATTGCAGGTGAAAGCATCGGTGATATGGCCGCTATGTCGGCACTGTTGCTTGAAACAGGTGAAGAAGTAAGTCGTGCGGGAACAGGTTTGCGTATGATTTATCAGCGCATCGGAAACGAAAACAGTGATGCCGTCAAAGCACTTCAAGAATTGATGGGCGGTGTTGATTCCTCCGTTATCACGCAGATGAAACTTTCGGAAATTATCGGCGCAATTGGCGACGACTACGCCAATATGACAGGTGAACAAAAGCGAAACCTTGCCGTTTCTATCGCCGGTTCCCGCCACTATGTCAAGTTTCTCAAATTGATGGAAAACCAGCCACGGTTGCTTGAATTGCAGACCGCCGCTTATCGGGGTCAATTCGGCGCTATTGAAGAGTTTGAAAACAAAGCCGACAGTTTGTTTTTCAAACAACAACAACAAGAAGCCATCGTCAAAAACCTGCAAGTTGAAATCGGTGATAAATTGGCCGATGCGTATATGACGGGTGCGCTTGCTCAAGAGGCGTTTTTGCGTGGAATGGATAAAATAACTGATTTTGGAATTGGAGAAGATGTTGTCAAAAACTTCATTCAATTGTCGTCGGTCTATCAACAAATTATTGCACCAATGACAAATGTGGGTATGCAAGCCCTTAACATGGTTATTGCATTCAAAACACTTCAAGCAGTTATTGCCGCTTCAAACCCAGAATTTTTTGCGCAGGCTCAAGGCTACCGTAGGACTCGTCAAGAGATGCAATTTTTAAGTGCGGCTACAAACGAGTTTAGCATTAACAGTGTTATTAACATGGATAGGGCGGCTTTATCGGCAAATAATTACAACGACCGTGTAGTTGAAATGCGCATGGTTCAAAGCATTCTCAATGATGAAATGACCGAAACCAGTTTCAAAATAAATATGGTGAACGCCGCAACCACTGCTATGCACGGTGCTATGGGCAAAACCAAAATGATTTTTGTTGATACCTCCCTTGCCGCATCAGGAATGATGAATGTTGAATCAGGCGCATTACTTACTCTTGAAAATATGTATCAACAACACCGAGCAACACTTCTTGATGTTGATGCAAAACGCTCAATGATAAATGTGAAAATTGGACAATACATGGCTCTTTCAGTCGAAGAAAGAAATGCTATTCTGCAAACCAACATTTTTAATGCGCAGGGAACGGCTGGAATTGTTGAGCGCAATAAAGCGCAAACAACATTAAATGACACAATGGCTCGCGAAGTCGCACTTCTTAATTCGACTTTGACGCTTTCCCGACCATTGACTGCTGTTGAAAAGCAAGGCATCAATAATGAAATTGTGCGCAATAATGCGACAATGACAACAAATCAAACACGCATTAACGCCATTAACACAACGCTTCTTCTTTCGGATGCAGAAAGCGAATTTACGGCTGAAATTACGGAAGAACGAGCCGCACTACAAGCAAATAATACAACGCTACAACAACGCAACGCCACTTTGCGCACAGGTTTGCTGGCGAGCAAACAGGCCGAGCAAGCAAACAGACAATATGCCGCATCCGTTTTAAGCGCAGATGGCGCAGAACGCATCAGTATTGGAACACGCATAAAATTAACTGCAACAAATATGAAAGCGGCATTTTCTTTAAAAGCGATAAACAGTGCGCTTATGCCTATTTCAATGATTCTGCCGTTTATTGTGGATTCGGAACATCAAATGGAAGCAATCATGGCTTCTGTTGCTATCACTGCTTTTACAATGGCTATTCCTGCGATGAGCGCACTTGGCGCACAAATGAAAGCAAATGGTGTTGCCGCTACGGTTATGACAGGCGGTTTAAATATCGCTGCCGCCGCACTTATCACATTTGCCGCATACATGGGCGTAAAGGCTTTTGCAGGCGACGGATTTATGAAGAACGCTCTTGGGAATGTCGAAGAGTTTAACGCTGGAATTATTGGTGCAAACGACATTCTCGCAACGCTTGGAGAGCGCACAGAAGATATTTACGGCGGCGTTGTTGATAAGACCTATCGAGAATTATCGCAAGAAGGGCTTCCCGCTATGACAGATGCGCTTTCGGATTTGCGCATGGAATATGATGATTTGGATTCTGCGCTCTCGGTTGCGGAAAAAGGAACAAGCCACTACAACCAATTGCTTGCAGACCGAAAAGCCGTTCAAGATGCAATCACAAATGTTGATGCTTTGGCTCGTTCCTATGAGCGACAGGCGGCTTTGACTGATGCGCTCGCAAATGACTATGAAGCAGATATTACTATCACAGAATCGCTTTCATATAGAAACGAAAATGCACGAATATTGGGACTGCAAACAAAAGCCTATGCGGTTGAATACACTGACATTTACGGCAATATGCACAGGAAGGTTTATGATACGGAAGAAGAAGCACTTACGGCTCGGAATAAACTCCAAGAAAAATACAACCAAGAAGCACTTGCGCACGAATTGGATTATGTCAATGCTTTTATCACCAACATGGAAAAGAAAAACGCCGATGTTATTGCTGGCGAACAGGGCGCACAAGAAATTTTGCTTGGTGATGCTTATGCTTTCGCAAATGCCCGTGAAGAATTGTTTTTCGGCGCAAATAAAGCAGGGTTCACAGGTGCGCTTATGAAGCAAATAACGCAAGGTGGTGTCGAAAATCTTCTATACAAAACCGAAATCGTGCAAACGAATGTCTTTAACGGCATGACTTTGCCTGAAATGGTGGAAGAAGTAAGTAAGGGCGTTTTGGCCGAGTTAGAGAACACAGGTGTTTTGTCTTGAGAACGAGCGATTTTAAACATTCCTTTTGGCTTTGCGGCTATTATGACGACTTTCATAGCGCACGCGCAGTTGCAGACGACCTCAATGTTGCGAATGTGCGCATTCACGACCACACAAAAACGCACTATGGTTCGGTATTTGGCGCAGAAGCCACGCTTAACCCACGATACCGATTCACATACGCAGACCGTTTGCGCACAACGCATTGGGAATATAGCGACCCAAACATTACCGACGATTTGTTTAATTCAACCGACCTTAACCTTCTGCGCAAAAACAACGGGATGCACGAATGGCTCACAATTGATTTTGCGCTATCCGATGCAAGCAATTATGAATCAAGGACTCGTTTTCAAATCCCATCCTCTTTTCTCGCAAATCGCTACAAATTAAATGGAGATTCCTCAGACGCATATCTTTCGTTTTTTAACGGACATGACACGGCTGGCGTATATTATGCGCCTGTTGGTGAAATAGACCATACCTTCGGCATGAGTCCATACACCAATGCAGATGAAGATTATTTTCCGTCAAACCACACGCAAAATCTCGGCAGTCATGTTCGCATACTACAAGAGGATTCTGCGCAGTGGGGTGTTGTGCAAAAGCACATTAACTTTGCCAGCATTTACACGGGAGAAGCACCTTTAACTCCGCTTGACACGACCGACTACTCACCGGGAAAAATTATGCAAAACATTCAATCTCCTTCTCGCCAACAGTTTTTAATTCAGTCGTTTTATGCGCAGGATGCGTCGGGAACAGAACGATTGCTTACATACACAGGCGAATTGCGTATGAGAGGCATTGGTGAAATGTTTCATTTGCGAATGGCCGCACACGCTATCTCGGATGCGTTTTTTGACAGTTATGAATTAAAAGTGGGCTACAAATCCACTGCAACCTATGACAAATCAACAGACGACTATGACGACACAACTGTTCTTGCGTCTGTATCAATTGATTTTTCTTCTCTTGGCTTAACTACGCATAACGCTTGGGAATATCCTGCACCCGTGGAAACACCTTATGTCGAAAGCAACACATGGATTGATATTTTTATTGCTTTTGACTTTACAGCAGGGACTTGGAAAGCATACGCAGACGATAACACAGTCCATTTTGATTCAGGTTCTATTGGTAGTGTTGATAGGAACACTGCTGTTGGTTGGTCGCTTGACGGCGTTTGGACGAGCAACGGAAGCGAAGGCGCTATTGTCGTCGATACCTTGATTGATAGAGCCGCAGTGATGTTTCCACTTGCTTGGAACATTGAAGGCAACGAGATTCCCACAATCAATGACGCAAAAATGCAATCGCGTGTGAATAGCATTTCAACCTGCGCAGTGACGCTGATGGATTCTGCGCACGAATACGCATTTTCTGCGCTTACTACGGGAACGACTGCCGCAGAATGGCGATTGCTTATGTTTAACGACAATGAAAACCGTCCAGCATGGTCGGGACTGATTGATAGCATCGCATATAAACAGGAGTCGTTTAGCAAAAAATTGACAACGACCATCACTGCAAAAGATTCATTCAGCATTCTTGACCGTGTGTTGCCAACTTGGGAAACGGGACAAAACGCAGTGTTTTCGTTGAACGAACACATATCCCTTGTTGGAACGCTGGAAAAGCGATATTTTGAAACAAAGGCTCTTGAAAATATGTTTTCGATGGGCGCAACGCCTCTTTCTTATGGAAACAGTGAATTGGGCTTTTCTTCTTATGACGCATCAGGTGCAACAAAATACCTCGCAAATCCCGATTCACGCACACGACTTTTTAGTGGGTCGGCCATTCAAATGTTTAATAATGAAAATGAATACGGCCCAATAAACACCGAAGATGATTGGGAAGGAAGGAATGGCGATTATGTTTTGCTTGATGTGGAAGGTATTCGTGCAACCTCTCCCACTTCAAATGTTGTCGGTGTTATGCTTCAATGGACTGACACAACAACTGCGCCTGTATCGGGATTAACTACCTTTAAAGGTATTTCAGTAGGCGACGACATTATTCTAAAAGGAACGGCGTATGATGGAACGCTTCAAGTCAATGACATGAAAATCCATGCGCATTCATTTGGAAGCGAATATGACATTAACGGATTGACTTATTTTATTGAATTATATTGTGCTTCGGCAGGTGCTACACCACAAACAGATTATTTCAAAGTCGGAAGCATTGTGCGCAAATCACAAAACTACACTGACCCCATAGATGCAAATAATTCAGACGAATTGCTTCTTATTACTTGCACATCAAATCACGGTCTTAATATTGGCGACCAATTTCAATTATTTAATTTTGAAGAAGATTTAAGCACACTTGCCAATGTTGAAGGATATGTTTTTACAGTTGAGCATGTCGAAAGCGCAACAGAAGTTTTTGTCGCAGTCCCTAACACTTATGATGGCGGTATTCTTGAGTCATACATTGGAACATTGGATTCAATTCTTTACGCAGAGCCGTTCACCAGCATAAACAGCCACCGAACATGGTCGCCTCCAATTGTGAAACCTGTTGTGATTCTCGACGGAGAAGGATTTCTTACCGATGAAATTCTTCAACGAGTCAAGCATCGCAACATTCATGCACGATGGATGCGTGATTTGCCATTAAGTCCGTTTTTCCGTGCGCAGTTTGGAGTTATCAATGCCTCCCCTCTTTGGCGAGCAGGAAAAGAAAGCAATCTGCAACACCCGCTTTCTGCGCAGTTTATTTCTGCGCACGGCTCAACAGGCTACAATAGCGACGGAACAGTGCAGGGCTGGACGGGTCTTGACGCAACGATTGACGAAAATAGCACAACCATTGTTCTTGAAGAAGCCGGTATGTGGTGGTATTGGAAAACAAACAACCTTGAGCATGGAATTATTGAGTTGCTTGACATTGAAACCAACGATATGCAGTATGTGATTGCAGATGACATTAGCAACCCTCAATATAGCGCAAGCGTTTCGTGGGATGGCATAAGCGAGTTCCAGCAAAAAGGCAGTCCCACCTATGCTCTCAATAAAGGCGACATTGTAATTCACACAGGATTTTATGATGTGCGTTTAAATGGTGTTTTTCGTGTGCAAACCTATTCAAGCGGGACAAAAAAATATCAAGCAAACAAAATCACCGAGTTTGAGCCAACAACTAATGAACACGCTTTCATGGCTTCTCGTTATTTAGGAGAGTCGTCTTGGAATTATGGAACGCCACGACACTATCAAGACCCCGATGCTATCCGATTTAAAGAAAAACGAATGCCAATAGACTTTGACTCGACACCAGCCGCAAGCACAGCAGACGGACTTATGCAGTTTGGGCAAGTCACGCTTTCAGGCGTTAAAGGCATTCGTCGTGAATGGAAGCAAGACCACACCATTTATACTCTTCGCAGTGTAAATGAAAGCATAGGCTACAAACACTTGTATGTGCTTTGGGCTGATATGCGCAACGATGGAACGGCAGACGCAGACGGTGGACTGCGCAAAAACGAGTTTGGTCTTATTCTTCCTACTACGCAAAATTATTCAGTGAATATGGTCGTTGCAGACCAATTGGATGAAAACGGAGAACCCGATATTTATACGGAGTTAAAAATTGGCGAGGACATTGACATTTGGACTTTTGACGCAGAAATTGAACCGTATAGCGGCGCAGATTGGTGCGCACAAGGAGGTGCAAGCAACGACGAACCTCTTGACACACGCTATCACAATTGGGATGAAAAGGGCGGTGCGTTCATTATCATTGACGCATCCCGCTATTTTAACCTCAACACTTCCGCAACCAACGGTCGAAGTGGCTATACAAGCGGAGGAATGGTGGACTTTGGCGACATAACCCTTGCTATTCCCGCTACACCGACGCTGATTGACAATTATTGGAAAAATGCCGCCGCCACCTACAAAAACAGGGACACAACCAAAATCCCAAAGCACCCCAATGGAAATTATTTCTTGAATGAGGCTACGCTTCTTACACAAGACATTGTTCTTGGCGACACCGAGATTTATGTAAGCGACAATGCGCAGTTTGACACAAGTGGCTACGGTGCAATTATTGCACAGGTTGGTGAAGGTCGTGGTGCAGAAGATTTAATTTATTATTTTGCGTGGACGGGTAAAGGCGTGGACGCATCACTTGGCGACAAATTGACAGGTGTGTATATCACTTCCTATCAAAACTCATCCTCCTATGACCCAAACACGCTTGAAGCGTTAATTTCATCCGAAGTGTCGGCTGGTGGGTCAGGTTCGCTGGCCGCTATTAACATCACTGACGCAACAGGTTCAGGCGATTTTGCGAAAGCCTATGTCTATACAACGACTGCGGCGCTATTCCCGCTTCGTGTGATTCTTAACATTCAAGGACTTGTTGTGAGCAAAAACCAAGGAACCTATTATGCGCACGACAAATTGCGCACAATTTTCAATATGATAACCGCCGAAACCGCACAAAAAAATACCGCTCTGCCGTGTATTTACGGACTTAATGGAGTCCCTATCACTGATACAATGACAACAACACAGACTGCGCACGCAGGCAACGACACCGATTCCTTCGGAAGTGTGATGAATGTCAAGGGTCAAACGGTTATGAGCATCCTCAATGAAATGAGCGACAAAGCGGGGAACGGTGCAGAAGGAAAGACGCAGACCTTCACATGGGGCATCCACCGAGACAATATGCTCTCATTTCGACCACGATATGATTCGGGGGTCTCGCTCACACGGAACGAATTGACGGTTTCGGACATGACGAGCAAAATGGGAACGGCAATCACGAATGTCCGTGTGTTTTACAACGGCAATTCTAACTTCGTGGACTTCCCCGAACCATCGGGAACGGGTATCACGCGTTTCCGCATCCTCCAACAACCGAAGGTTTTCACCCGTGATGAGGCGCTGGCTCTTGCGCAGGCCGAATATCTGCGTGAACAACAGTCGAGCCTTAGCGTGTCTGCGAAGATTTTCCGAAAGGCCGGGGAAACCAATTCAATGACGACAGGAAAATACGGCTATCTGCAAGACACCTTCCGCCGATTCTATCACTATGATAAAGAGTCAAACGCTTCGTGGATGAACCGATGGGGAGGAATGCCGTTCTCAGGCACGCAGAACGCCTTTGATACGCTCGCTGGTGTATTTGACCTCCCGGCTCTTGGAAGCCGAGGAAGCGTTGCTTATGCGCTCTTAGACGACAATACCCCAAAGAGCAACGGCATAGAAGTCCGAACCTCCACTTCCGGCGAGAACGACTCAAGCCCGACTACGAACATTGGTTCTTTGGTCTTGACATGGGACGGTGTGAATCAAAAGGCGAAGTGGGACTCAACGGGAGGTGGTGTTTCATACGGAACAGAAGTGAACCTCTCCGTTGGCTGGAACACCATCAGCGATTTAACGAATGACTTGACAATCTATCTGCGCAGTGGTTTCACAGGGACGAGCGGCACATACGGCGTGACTTATGCACAGCCAATCCCGCACAAAGAAGGTTATCACCACTATGGAACGAATAGTCTTGCGAATTGCGTAGCCGTTGCGCACATTGACAAAACCCTCCCCAAGACGAGCGCATTGACTTCCAAAGAATTGCGTGTAGCAATCACCGTTGATTCGGGAACGAGCGCAGACGACGCGACCTTCCGTGTTTGGTTGCTTGATTATGACTTTTACAACACACCGTTGAGCAGTGGGCCGAATCATTATCCTCCGACGAAAGCGGCAACGCTTGAGGGTTCTTCGAGCATGGAGATTTCAGGCAGTGGGCTTTATCGCATTGATGCACCAAGCACCTACGGAACGGGTGGAGTTGTTGTTTCTGTTGATGTTGAATATCTGCGAAGCCTTCTGCGCAGAATGACGACCTTCTCACCCAACAATGCGCACAACCTCACGGGCGACAGCACCTATTCATCCTTTGACACCGATAGCCCATTTCCGCTCGGCCACCGCAAATATGCGCATTATCATTCGACGACGACCACAACTGCGGCAAACAACGCAGACCGAACCGCCTATTATGCGCCACGCATTTCAATCGTTGATGATTTGGCCTATATCCCGGCCACGACCGTTTCATACACGGATGCGAACATTGATTTGAGCGCAGAAACAATGGTCATTAGCGGTGTATCGTGGTCGCAGAAAGAGCGAGATGTTGAGGAAGTCACTCTCAACCTTGAGCGCACGGAGAAGGACTTCACTTATGCGCTCGCTCGCGTATTCAAGAACAACGGCGGAAGCAACCAGCCCCCACGACCCGAAGCAACCCCTCCCGCTCCCGGCCCTCAACCCATCACGCCCGGAAGTGGATATGGTGATGTGTCGAAACCCCAACCCGTGTTTCCCCGCCAATCGGTCGGCGGAGGCACTTCGCAAGACTTCGCAAACAAAATCCCCACCAATGCGCTCACAAATGGCTTCACACGCACGCTGAAAGGCCGTGGTTCGTTCTCAAGCGACACCCTGCTATCCACGGGCGACTTCGGCATTCTCGGCGCAAAGAAGCCAGCCATCGCGATTTCAGCAGACCGCGATATTGACGGCATCGAGAGCAGTCCAGCGCCCGTTGAAGGTTCAGCGATTATGACCGCAGACGGGTTCGTTCTCGCAGGTATCAACGACCCCGAAGTGGGCGCACAAGGCGAAACGCACAAGCATTCAACGAATGTGCGTGTGCCGAATGATGTTTCAACGGGCTTCATCAATGTGGATGCTATCATCACCCTTGAGTCAATCACGGGAGGTGGTTCAGCCGTTATCACGACGACCGTATCGTGCAAAGAAACGGGCGCAAGTGTTGCGCAGACAACGACCATCGCTCAAGGCGCAGACCGTTCAAATATCACCATCCTGAACAACCGCTTCCTTGACGGCGCAGGGACACCGGGGAACACCATCAACATTGAGGTGAGTCGCAAACCAGCGCAGGGTTCGGACACCGCAGGCTATCAATCCTTGACCGTCCACACGCTTTCACTGCGATTGCGCAGAAACAGCGTTGCGGGGCAGGCTCAGTCGCTTAACTTCTCAGCCTTTTGAGAATAAGGGGTGAGCGAGCCGCACAGGGAAGGAGGAACCGAAACCATGACAAGAAGGTGAGTCGTGCGACTCGCTCATTTAGGTCTTACACCCTTTGTCTTATTAAACCCACCGCTTAGACAACGCCTTGATTCGTCGAGCAGTGATTCTCCCGATGCCTTTAATTTTCATCAAGTCCTTCTGCTTCACTTTGGTCTTGAGCAATTCCCCAAGCGAACCGTATTTTTCAAGCAGAGCAACGGCAATATCCTCGGTGATTCCCTGCACGCCCATGAGCGCACGCAGTCGTGGGTCTGACGGAGGTTCTTTTTGCTTCGCAACGGGGTTCAGTGTTTTGCGCATTTCGCTGTTCATGTTGAGAATAGCGAGCCATTCAATAAATTCGTCCATATCCAAAAATTCAATCATGCGCACTTTTGGGAATTGGGAATAAAGCGTCATTTTGAATGATTTGATGATGCGCTTTTGACGGAGGATTTCATTCGCCGTTTCCTGTCGGGTCGGCTTGCGACCTTTGAAGAACGGCTTCAATTTGGTGTTATACACCGCAAGAATCGGGTATTCAAACATCTCACACAATTCCTGCAATTGATGTTTGATTGTGCGTCCGTTGCGCCCAATGCCGAGGATTGAGCGATACAGGTCATTGATTTCCTTCGCTTCGACTCCGTATTCACCGATGATGTAATCGCCCACGCTCAAACGCTTGACGATGCACTGTCCTTTGTTGTCGTGCTTTCTGTCGCCCACTTTTGCGTAAAGACGATGGAGAAGTCTTTCATTCTCCCGGTCGTCGGCGTATATCATCGTTTCTTTGTGCGCACACACGCCTTATAATGAATTGCGCTTAATTCATCCTCACTGCGCACAGAACCAACAGCCTTCACCGTTGCATAGATTATGTTTCCTATACCAAAAGGGCGACGGCGCATGAGCGTATTTGCGCACTGCGCCATGAACATATTTTCGTGTGATGCCTTCGTTGTAGTCCGTCCATCCCAATGTTTCTATGAACGAGCAGATGCCGTTTGTTATCTCATCGTTTTCCTCATCGGTTAAATCCTTCGGGTGCGCATAGAACGCCAATTGTCTGCGCATCTCTTGAACGAGCGCAACCCGAACATGGTGCGGAGGATTGCTCACTTGGATTGCTCGCTCAAGACAATTCGGAAGTGCGCATTCGCCGCCGAGGAAACCAACGGACACAGTGGACTCCCGTTGCGTCGTATGGCGTTTGGGAGGTGGGTTGTCATGCACCCACTTCACCAAATCAAAGCATTCGCTTTCCGAAAAGCGACCAAAGAACGGGTCTATGTTGTCGGAAACCGGAAGAGGTTTGTCGGGAATCGGGAAATTGAACGGGTCTTGCGCAAAGTCGTGCGCAGGTATTGACACCGCCCACCGTCTGCGCTTGACATTAAATGTTCCCGATATGCGAGTCATCTTTTCGGGATAGCCTACACCGTCGAGGCTGGCGAGTCCATCGGCCATTCTGCGCTGATAACGGTCAAGGTGTTGCGACCAATCGCGTCCACGCACAGGTCGTTTGAAGTGTTGGTGAACATGAAACCCTCGCCCGGTGGCGACGAGTCGCACATCACCGTCAAGGCGCTGAATCAAGGCCGCTACATCGTGCTTGACTTCATCCATCGTGTAGTCGTCGTTCATGTCAAAGTCCCACCATGCCCTGTCCATGACGGCTGAATCATAGTCCCGCTCGACATCAAAGGAATAAAGCGAGGTGTAAAGGCATGAGCGACCGTTGAGTCTGCGCACATACGCGTCAAAGTCCTCACGGGAGCGGCAAAACGCACGCTTGAGGCCGACCTGTCGGGGGAATCGTATCATCAGACCAACCCAAAGGTTCAGTCCTTAATAACCTGCCGATGGCCGCAGATTTTGCAGATGGCGAGTCTTTGACTTTCCGTTTCGGAATCGCCCGTGATGAGCATAACCGGCTTCGCTTCTTCGTCGCCAACGAACATCTCGCCGTCGCATTCTGCGCAGATAATCACCATTCGCCAACACCTGTCAATTCGGATTCGCACTGCGCAGAAAACTCGCACCACTGAGGGCAAAAATAGTCCGACCACTTCATCGGATTCTCATGCGCCTTAAGACCCTCCACGGCTTTGTCGAGCGACTTGAGGAAGGCGTTATGACTGCGCTGACTCACTTTCTCAACGATGAGAATACCCTTCTCTTCACCGAGCATGACCTGTCGCTTTGAATCGTTGAGCATATCCATCACGAAGTCCATGTTGTCTGCGTCGGGAGCAAGGTATGCGAAGTGCGTGATTGGTCGGGTTTCACCCATTAGGCGCAGAACATGGGAATAGAAGCACAATTCTCGGCGTGTGCGAGATAATTTGCCCTTGTTCATGTTGCCCGTTTTCAATTCATAGATGCAAAGACCGCCATCGGGATGCACCAGCACGCCGTCAATTTTGCCGACGAGAACAACCTCACGCTCGACATCCCAAACGGCACGGTATTCTTCATATTCGTCGGGCGCAAAGGACTCAATGCCCCATTCCTTGAGGCGTTGTTCCTCAAGCGCAACCAATTCTTGAACGCCTTCTTCAACCTGTTCCGGCGGGATGAGAGGCGCAAGAATACTTTGCCCTTCCCAATTGTCATAGATGGTTTCAAGAGCAGTGTGAATGCGTGTCCCTCTCTCCATTTGAGGAGTCGCAGGCATCCTCATGTCCTTGAGGATAACCTTCTGCATCCAAAATTGCCGAGGGCATTTTGAATAGGTCATAAAGGTGGATTTGCTGATTTTGAGCAATTTCCCATCGGTCGGGTCATAGGTGGCGGCTTTCGCCAATTCCTCAACCGTCATTTGCGCAGGGTCGCTCATGCTCATTCCTCTTCGTCAGGAAGGGTCGCTTGCGTGGTTTCGTCGAGGGACTTTTGACAAGCGGGGCATTCATCGGGAATGGGAATGTCCTCAAACATCGGCGTGTTCACATTGAATCCGCAGTGTGCGCAGGTCTTTTGGTGAAGCAATCCGCCTTTCTCAAGAAGTCGAATGAGAACCATGTTGCACTTATCCATCTCGGCAAACAGGACATTGAGGAATTGCATTGACTGTTGAATGTCGTTCTTCATACCCTCCAATTCCTTCTGCACTTCTCGCATCGTCATCTTTCGGCTTTCTCGCACCATGTTATTGCCTCTCTTCTTGTTCATATAAACCTGTCGTTATAACCATTCGTCCAGCGTTTTGTAAATCGCCTGTTGAACGACTTCGACAACAACCCCCTGCGCAATTCTCGCTTCTGCTATGCGCAGGTATTCCTCTTCTCGCTCAATGCCGATGAAGTCAAAGCCTTCTGCCTTTGCGCCGATTCCCGTTGTTCCCGAACCCATGAACGGGTCAAGCACAACGCCTTCCGGTGGCGTGACGAGTCTGCACAAATAGCGCATAAGGTCAATCGGCTTCACCGTTGGGTGAATGTTTTTCACGGGGAGTCGATTCTCAGGGTTTCGTCCGTTGGCGACAAGTCCCTTTTCACTGTGAAAGCCGCCGTAATCAGTGCGCTCGCCGTCATCAAACGCTTCAAGTCCAGCGTTGCGCTCGGAACGGGAGGCTTTTGCGCAGTAAAAGAATCGGGCGGCTGAACCACTGTCGGTGTATTCTTGGTCGCTTCTTTGGCGTTGAAATGCGTGAACATGGTCGTTAATTTTCTTCTCTTTTGAATGACTTCTTTGAGTCCTTTTGCCTGTTGTTGATGAATCGGGGAATAGGCTCACGACTTCTTCCGACCCATCGTGAATGAAATTAGCGGGGAAGCGTCCTGCATCGTGCCTTTGTGAACGATATTCGGGATTGTTGGAGCGGTTGAACATTCTTCCCTCGTGGTCAATCGTAGCGTTGCTTGCCCCCCATGTTCCACCATCCTTTCCCTCCATTTGCACCCTACAAGCGTCAATGTTCAAGCCACCTGTGCCATGCTCAAGAACATTTGCGGCGACCGTCCCGGCGAGAGGCTTACGGGCGACCACGATAGGCTCGTGGGCGGGTTTGAGAGCCGTTCCCCACCCTTGCCATTCCTCGGCCTTGTGGCCTATGTTGTGAGACTTCGGGAAACCCGAACCATAGACCCACATGATTTGGTCACGAATCTCGAAACCAGCGTCCTCAACATTGACGACGAGCCGGTGATAGGTGCGTGAGCCAGCGAAGGCCAGCAGGTGTCCACCGGGCTTCAACACACGAAGGCATTCATGCCAAACTTCAACGGAGGGAACATCATAGTCCCATTTTTTTGACATAAATGAAAGCCCATACGGAGGGTCGGTGACGATTGAATCAACCGAGTTATCGGGCATACCTTTCAGCACTTTCAAGCAATCTCCGTGAAACAATTCAGCCATCATAACCACCCCATGCCCGAAAGACCGTTGAGCGCATTCTCTATGCGCACAATATCCCACTGCATGACTTCAAAATACGGACGCACCTTTTCAACGATGAACCGTTCTGCGAGGTGGCGATAACCGACCTGCGCAATACCCTCAATTTCTGATGGGTCGTCAAAGGCGATGTAGTCGCCGTTATCGTTAAGCGTCGAGAGGAAATAATCGTCTTTGCGATAGCCTTTACCTAAATGCGCATTCGCCCAATACGCACCAGCACGCACTTCTCCGAGCGTCGTATATTCGCTTAGGTCTTTGCTTAACTTGGCCTTGATGCACAGGTCGGCAACTGGAATCTCTTTGGCGACTATTCTGCGCACCAAGTCCTCCAACGGCGCAACTATGTTTTCTTCGCTTTGCGCAGAAAGAATCCCGCCTATCACGGTCTGCATGGCATTCTTCATAGCATTCGGAAGTCGGGACTGCTTCATCTCAACGCCTTTCACATACATTTGCGCATCGTGATGTTCTCCATCAGTCCAGCGCACTTCCCCCGCATAGCGATTCTTCGCCATCAAGAGGAAGGTCTTGCACCACTTCTCAAACTCGGTTTCAATTGGGGCCATGCGCTCATTGATTATGCGCAGTGATTCAACGGCTCTTTCGGGTGTTTCGCACTGCACGAAAACCGAATCGGTGTGTCCGTAAATAGCAGGCATACCCAACGACTCGCATTCATCACGCAGACGGTAAAGTGTTTGACGGGAGGTATAAGTGATTGAGGCGGCAATATCGGGGTGATAGAAACCACACTTGCTATCGCCAGCAACGCCATACATGGAAGCGACAAGGGACTTCGTGGCGTATTGCAGACCATCAAACATTCTGCGCTCTCCCTCGCTTGACGCATTCTTCATCTGCGCTTTGTATTCGTTGCGTAGCGTAGTCATTTTATCCATCTGCCGACCGAGCAAACCCTTCTTCTGCGCAAAGCGAACACCGTTGCCGCAGTCCTTGCCCTGTTCGTCAAGGTTCGTCCAGCAAATGTTGTGCAGGTTGATATTTGAATGATACATCGCCTTAATATCCATGATGGCTACATTCTCATAAACGCCAGCATCAGCCGTTTGAATGTCTGCGCCGGGATAGTCCACCTTCTCAAATTGGGGTTTTGAGGGTATGCGCCATTTGAAGTCCGGGTCGCGCAGGGCGAGGATTGGGAACAACCGTGAAACCCACGGGGTTGTGCGTATGTCGCATCCCGTGATGTGCTGAACGGCAGTGAAATAATTGAGCGCACCCACCATTTCATCAAGGCGAGGCAACAGGCGCACATCTTGCCGTGCGTAGTCAAGGTATGTCCCGAAGTCGCTGAAATAGGTGTTGTGTCCGTCAGCCAATTCGACCTTCGTTTCTCCGAGGCAGTGCGCAGAAACCGCACCAAGACCCATAGAAGGCAATTGTCCGTTCTTGAGCGTCCATAACTTCTTGAAGGCAACCATCAAGTCAATGACATTCGTTCCCACGATGGGTTGCCCCCAATCCTTGAAGTCATACCGTATGCGCTTCATGGGCGAAAGGAGGTTTGGTTGAATGTCGTTGGCCTTGAATCGCTTGAACAATTGCTGAATGTCGGCATTGACTACATTCCAGCCGGTGATGATGTCATAGTCTCGTTTGCGCAAAAGTCGAGCAAAGTCGAGAAGCATAGAGCGTTCATCTGCGAAGCACTTCATTTTGCGCTCGCCAGCGTGAACCTCCGTCAATCCATCGGGGTGATTTGCGCACTGAATGGTGTCATAATAGCCCTGCGCATAGTCGGGATGGTTGAAGAACACATATTCGCCTTCCTCCGAGTCGTGAACGACAATGATGGTGATTTGACCCGACTCCATCATCCATTCCATGTCAAAATAGCAAACCCGATGCTCATACATCGGTAGGGTGAAATCGTTCTCAACGAGGACTCGGTTCTCATGGGTAATGTTTGCTTCCCATGTGCGCAGACCCCTCACGCCCTCTCGCATATCCTCGGTGCTTGAGAATTGAACCTTCACCAAATCCTCGCCGTAAAGACCACGATATTCACCTGCCTGTTTGATGAACGCTCGGTTGATTTTGAACAGGTCATCCCTTTCGACAAAGCAAAACGGTTCGGCGCTCAACTTCTGCTCTTTGCGCACACCGTTTTCACGAAACCGAACAACGACTTCGTTCCCCCGTCCTCGCTCGACAATCAAAGGGATTTCCCCCAAAATTGCAGTCGACTGCGCCGAATCTGCAAACGCAGGGTGATAGAAACACCCATTTTCCGCAAATCCGACCACTTCAAACGACGATAGCCGAGCGAAGAAACAACCTTCTGCAATTGCTCAAGACTTGCGCCCTCCTGTGGGTTTAGAAGCGTGATGATGTCGGTTGCACCAAACCTTTCCTTAAGCATTCCGTTGCGCCATTGAAGCATTTCAGAATGAACGCCCTCGCCTCGGTAATCCTCACCAACCCAAGTGTTGCCGACCAAATAGACGCATTCTGCAATCTCAGTCGCCGTGGTGTATGCTTGAAGGTGGTTATGACAACTCACATCAAGAAACTTACAAAAATACATGGCTCGGTTCATCGTCTTGGGATAGCCCTTCTCACTCGCCTGCTTGAATGACCACGGCCATTCTTCCACATAGTCAAGCATCAATTCTTGCTGGTGCGGGTGAAAAATCTGCGTGAGCGGTTTGTTTCCCATAAAGAGAACACAATTCTATGTTGATATAAACCCAACGGTCAAAGTCCTGTTTGCCCACGCCGACGAGTCGGGATGCCGTGAACATTCAGCCATCGGTTAATTGTCATGGGGGAAACGGCGCATTGTTCAGCGATACTTGCCATAGAGCGACGGTTCTCTTCGTATTCTTTGCGCAACCATGCTTCGTCGGTGTAATGCGCTTGCTTCTTCGCAGGGGAAAAGGTGATTTCGACCAAAATATCGCCACCACAATAAGGGCATTCGGCGGTATGGTTCTCATCGGTGGGTATGTTCAATTCTTCTGCGCAGATAGGGCAATTTGTTTTCATTTATTTCAGTCTCCTGTATTTTGTTCCGGGTGTTCTTTTGTCCTCAACGCGACGAATCGGAACAGGGATTGCTTCGACAAGCCCCCAAGATGCCGTATATTTCAGGATATTCGCCACACTATTGACTCCTATTCTGCCGTTCACTCGAAGGTATTTTCTGTTGATGATGTCGCATAATTGTTGCGCATAAAATTCTTGACCAATTTCATAATCATAGATGATTCCAGCGACGACTGCTATTTTCCTGTTCATTTTGCGTGGGGAAAGACATTCTCCCATGAAAGACAATACTTCGCAGATGTTCTCTTTGTTGAGATTGCACACACTTGCGTTCATACTGTGAACAAACCGTGCGTCGTGTTGCATCTCCGACAAATCAACCATTCTTGGCCTCCCGTTGAAACACTACTGCTTCGTTTGTGCGCAGAACAACGGCAACGCCAGCGTCATACGCCGAGAAGTCAAAGAAAATCAAGTCGCAGTCCACCGAAGAGGTATGCGCAAGAATGTTTTCAAAGCCGCCACCAATGACGGTCGTTATTGCTTCGTTCCTTCTTATGTCTGTGTCAAGAACAGTGCGTGTAGCACCCTTCATTTCACCTCCGACAATCACTTCAAGAGTCCTGTCGGTATTCAAGGTTAGTCGGGTCGCTTCAATCATCTGTCCGTTGATTGAACCACTGCGCATAGCGTCGAGCAAGTCCTTCCTGTTCACGGTTGCGACCACCCCATCAATAGAAGCGCCGCCTTGCATCGTGTATTGATTCAATTCAATGTCGCAAAGGGACTTCGTGAATCGTGCGTCGGAATCGGCAGACCATTCTCCAACCGTCTTATTGGTGTGCGGGAAAGCCTTTGCTCTCCCGTCGCTTGAAAGTGTCGTGCGCTTGCTTCCCGACTTGAGCGTGATTTTGTTATCGGCGTAGTGAATGTCAATGTCCGACCCGTGCGCAGAAAGTGCGCCGATGAGCAGGTCAATATCAGCAACGGTGATGTTCTCAAGGGCAGGTTCGTCGTCGGTCGTTGGGACGATGAATCGACCAATGCTTGAAACGCCATCACGCACGATTGAAACCGTGCATAGATAGTCGCCAACGGCCTGAATAACCGTCGAGGAAACCTGCGACAATTTCTTCCCACCGACAACGGCTTCCCGCTTCGTCATTTTCAACAAGGCCAACAAGTCAGACTTCTTCATCTTCACCATGTTCTTCACCAACCACTGTTGTCAATATAAACCTGTCGCCCTGCAAACGAAGCATCTTCTCAAGCGTTTTTGCGCACTGTTTGCATTCCCGTCCGACTTCGCTTTCGGGGATGCGTTGGTGTGCGCCGATTGAGGGGAAGCCACGGCACAGAACATAGGACAAACGCCCGTTCTGCGCACATTCGACTGCGTAGTGCGCACGCTCACTGCGATTGCTCGCGAGAACGACCCGCTTAACGACCTTCCGATTTTGCATTTCACCACTTCAAGAAAGGCAGTCCCGTCCAATTCACTTCTCCATCCTTGACGGACAGAACATCGTGCGTCGTGCCGAGGTGTTCTTGATTGAAACCCTTCATCTCTTCGATAGAGCAACGGATAACCCATTCGTTGTCCGAGAGTGTTTTATCGGATTTCACACCTGCGGCGATGTCGCCCTTCTTGGTGTATCGGGTGAGCCACAATTGCTGACTGAACAGGCGCATAGTGCCTTTTTCCCATTCAGGGACTTCGCCAACCTTCATCAAGCCCTTTTGCCCGTTGCCGATGTCTGCGAATTGCTTGACATCTTTCAGGTGGAAGGTGAAGAATACTGCGTCGGCAGGCAACTGATGCGCACGATTGATGACATCACGGAACAATTGGTTGCGAATGCGCCATTCGGCCTGATTGAATTTGTCGCCGTCCTCGACATTGACAGGATTCTTACTTCGGTTCATCAACACATCGGTCATGGCGTGTTCGCACCACTTGAGGAAAGTTGAGCAACCGTCCATAATGACTGCGCCAACCTCACCATCACGGCACTTTTGCGCAACGAGACTGATGAAGTGATTCATTTTGTCAATCAGCGCAGTGTAGTCGGTGCTGTTATCGTCGTTGAAAATGGTGTCGTCCAATTCGTCATAGAGAGGGATGATGTGAATGTTCTCATCATCTGCGTAATTGGCGGCAACGGTCTGCACTGCGGAGTTATCCACATCGAGAATGATGATGGACTTTTCTGCGCCAATGTGCTGACGGGCAATAGAGATTGCCGTTCCAGTCTTGGCTGTATTCTCCTTGCCGACGAGAGCCATGCGGATTGACTGCGTGCGAGAGCGTTTGCGCTCAAACAATTCGGCGTAGTGAGCCTTGAGGTCTCTCTTCGGCGGTTTGTCAATCTGCGCATTGTCTTGCGCAGAATTGGCCTTCGACTTTGCGTTTGCCCATGCGTTTGCCATGTTCACCAACCGCCTTCTTCTGCGCCTTCTTCAAGCACGACTTCTTCAACAGCGACGGCTTCAATGGCCTCCATGACCCACCATCCGTTCACGCCGAGGCGTGGAAGGTCGGTTGATTTGTCAATCCATGCGCCACCAACGGCAAGCACGATTGAACCAACGGAGAAGTCCACCTTTTCGTCCTCTTCACGGGAAACCCACAAATCCATAGGAGGAATCGGGGAAGTGATGTCAAGGTCTGCGAGGGTGATGATGTAGCCGCCGCCTTCACGGGGGTCAATGTGCGCAACCTCAAGAGGCACTGCGCACTGCGCATCCCACTTCTCTTTGTCCGAGAGAGAGCCGAGCCATGTTTCAAGGTCGCCCATGCCAGTGAGCAAAGCAACATCGGTAAATTCTGCGAGCAAACCCTTGCCGTCAGAGTCGAGCGGAGGCGCAGGGAAAATGTTCACCACTTCCGAGTCTGCCGTGAAAACGGAAACGCCCGACTTTGCGTATGCGGCATCTCCGTTGCGTCCCAATTTTGCAGGGATGCGTCCGGGGATGAAGGTCGGGTGTTGAACCTCGGCATCAGCGCCCGTGAAACGGATGCGGATTGTGCGCAGGTTTTTGTTGTCCTTTGAGCGACCCAAAAAGACGCAATCACGCATTGGTTCGGACTGCGCTTTGTAGCGACCGTAGCGGAAGTTAGCGCCGCCCGAAGGCCAAGTGGGTGCGGATTTGTCGGCAATCAAAACGAAGTGTCCCGTGCCGTCGCCCAAGTCCATAGCCGCTTTCGGCAGGTCGGTCATGTGCTTCTCATCTGAAACCACTTCAAAGGGCCGCTTGTTCTCAAGAGAGGAATTGTGAATGTAGCGATAGCCGCCGTTCACATCGTCGTTCAAGAACAGTGCGCATACGCCCTGCGCAACCATCGCAGTGCGTGCTTCTTCGTCAAGGCCAAGAAGGGTGTTCTTCATGTTGGCGTATTGCCGTGCGCTGATGTCCTTCGTGCGAGGCACGCTGATGAACATTCCTTCAAGGTTCTCGCAACCGCTTCGTGCGAGTCGCTGTGCAACCACACGCAATTCAGCCGCCGCCATGCGCAAAGCCTTCATCTCAATGTCGTTCTGCTCAAGACCCATCGCCTTGAAATTGGCTTCGTTTGCCGCCAGCACTTCTTCGTGTTTTGCCTGTAATTGAGGCACTTCACACCCGACATTCTTTGCGACTCGTTCCATAATTTTGTTATCAACCATTGTTTCACTTCCGTTGTATTTTGTCCTACGCTTGATGTTCATATAAACCCAACGGCGAGCATTCGGGCGTAGTCCCATCGGACTATGCTTTCGTCCACGCCGTTCACCAAATCCCGTTCACTGATGATGGATGCCTCGACGACACGCTGAATCATGGCTGGCTTTGCTTCGCTTTCAACGGCGAAGTCAAACACCTCACGCACGATACGGCGCATATTCTGCACACCCGTCATTTTCACGGCCTCGGCAACCGCCTTCTCCTTCGTTGTCAAAGTCAAAAAGCGGCGAGCATTGAAACCCTCGTTCAAGCGCAAAAGAAAACGCTCGGCTTCCGAGGGGTCAAGGCAGGAATAGGATTGAAGCGCACCGAGAGCGTTGCGCAGGTCGCCACGGTGGGCTATGGCGATAGTGGATAAATCAACACGGTTTGCGGCGACTCCCTCCGCTTCTGCGACTTGTCCAAGTCGGTTCACCATGTCGTCTTGACTGTGCGCAGAAAATGTGCGCACTTGACAACGGGACTGCAACCACGGCGAAACCTTGCTCAAGTCGTTGCAGGTGAGAATGAAATAGCAGGTGGCGTTCTCAATAACGCCTTTGAGCGCATCCTGTGCTTGGATAGTGAGGCGGTCTGCTTCGTCAAGGAGAATGATGATTTCATCGTTGCCGCAATTGGCGAGAAAAACAATGTCCTCTTCAATAAACTCTATTCCCCGTGTGCGCTTCGACGACGCATTGAATGTGTGCATGGTGTAGTCTCGCGACTGCGCAATAATGTTTGCGAGAGTCGTCTTTCCCGTGCCTGCTTCGGGGGAATAGAAAATGAAGTGTTGCATCGGCGCACCACCTTCGCAGATGGCTCGCATTTCATCAATGATATGCTCTTGTCCCATGAAGTCGCCAAGCGTTTGCGGCCTGTGCTTTTCCCACCAAATCAATATAATTCCCTCCCAGTTTCAAAGTCTCTCCATGTGAACATTTTCATTGAGCAGGCTCGACATAGGTATCGGGAACCGAAGTCGTGGCCGAGCAATTCAACTTGCACCGTAGCGACAATCTTCCGGCGGTTTTTGCACGACATACAAACGCCAATGTTCCGAGTCATTCTTCTTCACCCCAAAGCAATTCTTCAATGAATCTGCGCAGACCCTTAAAGACACCCGCAGGGCTTAACCCATTGGTTTGCATAGCCAAGCATCGGTGTGCATACTCCTTCTCAACGGCGCTACGACGAATCATGGCGGTTTCAGAATAGTGCGCAAGGCGTTCCTCGCTTGCACCACGCTTGATGAGCGTTTCACGGTCTGCGCTCAAACGAATGATAATGCCGCCACTCTCAAGAATCCAGCGAGCCTCGTTCTCATGGCGCACATCGTCCATGATGATTAAATGTTCGTAAGATGTCGGGGCGTTTCCGACCTCACACGCCACCTTGTTCACCCAATAATCACGCCCGTTGAGTCGTCGCCTCCCTTCACCGATAACTTGGAGGATAGGACGGCACAATTCTTTGTCTGCCGCCTCGACAGCATCCCATTGTTGGCGGTTGTAATTGGTATCTCCGAAGAAGATTTCTGCGCATTCTGCTCGCAGTGATTCAGCGAAAGAACGGATGAAGCAACCGTGTTCAAATTCACCGCCCATCTGTTCTTTGATTTCCCGTGCGAGACTGCTCTTGCCCGTGCGCATTTGTCCGAGGATGCCGATAATCATAGGTTCCCCTCCATTCTCACATCAACGCACTTCATGCCCGTTAAGCATAGGGTGCATCCGACAGCGCCGTGCGAATGACAATAGCAAACGCACCGTGAACCGTAAAGACAGGCCGGTGGTTGCGATGTGCGCATAGCACTTGTTTTCTTGAAAGCCATTCAGTCCCTCTCCCAACGCATTCTGCGCATTTCAGCGACGAGGAAAGCGATTTCCTCTTGACAGTCCCTGCAACACAAATGCAAATCGTCACTGCTTTCGCAGTCCTTGCCCTGCTCGCAGATGAGACATTCAGTGCCGTCATTCATTTTACTCAAGACTTCACCCCCACTGCAAACGGGATTTGGCTTGCGCACATGACGCAGGTGATAATCAGTTGGTTGCCTGAATCTCGCCTCTTGAAGCACACATTGAATTGCATACCGCCACACGAAGGACATGGGATTGTTTTCATCATTCTTCCTCCTTTGTGAAGTCAGGTTCACGGGCGAATCCGAGCATAGCCCAAAATGCACGACCAAGCATACTCATTGAACATCACCCCACTTGGCTTCGTGCGTGCAACGAGAACAGGCACGCTCTTGGCGCACAACGACAATGTTCTCATCACAAAGAGGGCAGAGCGTCAAACCACGCTGGCGCAGTCCGATTTTAGCGAGGATGATACCGATGCGACGAATCAAAACAACACACCTCGCTCGACTTGTTTTTTGGTGATACCTGCCACCTTCGCCGCCGAGAAGCCACTTGGAAAGCATTCGGGACAAGTCTTGAGAGCCATAGCCTGCGCATCCGTCATGTTCGGGTGGCTTTGCTTCGGTGCGCCGCACGCATAGGTGGGGTTTGAGAAGTTATAGAGCAACGCCGATTTGTGGAGTAGTGGTTTCGCCATGAAACGACTTAAGCGAGTTGTCCTCTTAAACCCCACGGCGAGAACACGGGAGGCATATAATCCATCCCTCTTTCATCAGTCGCATTTGCTTGCACTGCTCGCACCGCACGCTCTTTGCCTTATCGCCGTTGCTCATGCTTGAATAGGGCCGGGTGTAGCGCAAATCTTCTTCCTCCCGAATCAAGTCCCTATCAATGTCGAACACCATGTTGCGCACGACGCTTCCATTGGATAACTCAACCTTCTCATGGCCGCACGAAACAATCTGCGCATTCTTGCTCACGATGGCGGCAAGACTGGATTCGGAAGGGACTTCACGGAACATTCCCATTTCGTGCAGTCGCTCGGCCACCGAAGCACGGGTCATTTTGCCTTCGTGAAAAAGAATCTCGGCAACCTTTCTGCGCAACTTTCCATTGTTGCGTGCCATTGGTTGTTGTGCGCATAGCAGGGTATTTCAATTGTCGCCCATCGCGGCCCACACCTGCGGGGGCATTTCATCTTGGCGCAGAAAGACCGTAGTGCCTTCTTGAGAAGGGGGGTTGAACATCAAGAGGCGCAGAAAAATGACGATGTGGAAGAAACACATCTGATAGCAGAACAATTCATAGAGGTTCAAAGCCAACCATCCTCTTTCTTCTGCACACGCTTCTTCACGCCCTTCGGCAGTGCCTCCTTTGCGTTTATGCGCACATCGTTTGCGGTATCGTTGTCGCTTCGGACAATCTGTTCCCAATAAATGTCAGTATCACGAACACCGAAGGGCAATTCGTTTTCGTCTGTGTTCTTCTTCTTCGGCCACGCCATGCGGGGAACGGGTTTGTGCGCATAAGCAATCATAGCCTGCTGAAACACCTCGGGCGTGTGCGTGAAGGCGTGAGCGAGTCTGCGCCAAAGGCGAATGTCTTTGTTGTTCTCTCGAAGGAAGGCCAGCATCAACGGAACGGGAACGGTTGCGCATTCAGTGAAGGCGAGCCTCCTGTTGCGCACACGCATTGTTGTTTCAATCGCCCGTTTGTGGTCGTTCTTCTTGAACACACCATCAATGATAACTGCGTCGTTTTTCTTAATGCTCGGCGGTTGCTCGCACACCCAAACCATGCGGTATGCGATATGGGGCAACCATGCGAGGCATTCCTTCGCAGTCGGTTTGCGCTTATGCACAATGACTGTCAAGCCCTCGACATTCGGCGCACAAAGAACCGATGAACCTTCAACATATTCACCGACTCGGTATTTTTGCGCATCATGCGTGAAAATGAGAACACCCATCGTCCCATTCCCCCTGAACGCGACTGTATTCCTTAATGCCGTTGCGCTTTCGCTCAAGCAGTGCGCCACGGCCAGCGAGAACCTTCAACGCTTTCGCCACCGCATAAACATTCATGCTCATGTGGGATTGAGGAAGTGCTTCGGTTGCTTTGGGGAGAATGGAGTCTGCGCAAAACCATTCATGCTCGTCAAATCCAGCGACGGCCTTCTCAACGGCGGTTTTACGGTATGCTTTGCCCATTCAATCCATCCTCCGCAAACAAAGCAGTGCATAACCTGCGCTGATGTAGCCCATCACAAAGAATAGTGCGTCGGAAGGTGTGCCTTCAAAGACCATCATGTGTGTAGTCGGGTCGGGAGTTAGCCGGTTCTCAAAGTCCATTTCCCATCTCATTGTGAATCCTCCTTGCACCCGTTGATGTAGTGGGAAACGGTTTCGACTCGCTCGGAGTCAAGACTCCAAAGGAAGTGCAGAGGATTATGCCTGAACAAATCCCATTTGCCCATAAGGTATGTGTTTTCCGAATCGGGAAAGAGAAGGTCGGCAAAGTCCATCAAGTTAAGTCGCTCAAGGTATTTCAAATCATCAAGTGTTTGGAGCAGGGTCATGCGACCACCTCCCAATCCCCGATATAGAGAACGATGTTCTGATTCTCATGCGTGAAGGCACGAATATACCCACGGCCAATGACTTCATCGGTTGGTTCAAAGCGCAGGGTTGCGCCCTCAAGCAAATGCTCGACATAATTCGGCGTGTTGTCCTCATCGCAGAATACAACACTCGTCATATTTGCCTTCACAGTCCATCGTTTAACAGTCATAGGGGGTTTCCTCCTTGTGCATTGACATAAACGGGTCGTTCATATAAACCCAACGGTGAAACCGCTTAAACTGATGCTCGGAAAGACCCCACATTCGGCGCACCACGATGCCTTGAACCTGATAGCGACCACTGAACCAGCGCAAACCCTCCACCGTATCAATCGTCGCAATCAGTCCATCGTCAAACATGCGACGAGCCATGCCGGGAAATTCGGTTTCGGGAATAGGTCGAGCAATCAATTGGTTGAAGTGCGCACGCCACTGCACAGGCTCGCCTGCGCTCATTCAATGTCCTCCCAATCTGCTTCAATGATTGTCGTTGGTGCTTTGAGCGCAGAAAGACGCATCTCGACTTGACCGAGAAGGCGTGGTTCGTTGCGCAGAACATCAACAAGGATGCCCATAACCGCATTCACATTCTGTTGCGCAAGGAGAATCTGCGAATCAACACCGATTTCCTTCTTGAGCGTGCCTATCAATTTAATGTTCGTGTTGGCCTGCGCAACGAGCCGTGTCGCCGTGCCGAGCCATTCTGCGTCAATACCGCTAATGTCCTTCTCGCTCTCCCATTCGTCAAGCCAACGCTGGATTCGTGCGAACACATCATTTGCCATGTCAAGCGTCGTGATAGCCTCGCTTCGTGCGTGTTCAACGGCTTGAGCCTCTTCGGGGTCATAGTCCATGTGGTCGCTCATGTGTTCCTCAACAATGCCTGCCTCCCAATTGTGCTTTGCTTCAAGGTATGCGGGGCTAATGTTGCCGCAGTGGATTTGAACCTCCAAGTCTTTGCGTCCTCGGTGATTACACATAGGGCATTCGGGGGATTCCAAGACCCAACGCAAGACCTCAACGGTTTTCGGGTCGTCCTCCTGTTGGAGTCGTTGTTCAATCAACCACTTACTTTTCAATACATCACCCCCCAAGCGTGCGCTTTGTATGCCTGTCCGTTCCGACCATAAGAGATGCCTTCCATATCAAAGCAGTGAAAGCGGCCATCACGGGACAATTTTTGCGCCGCACTGTTCACATTCGGAGGAATGGTTCGTTTCATGCGCTCGCCATTGACTTTATACCCGATGTTCTCAAGCAACCACTGCGCAGTCTGCACATCGCCTGTATCTCGGAGGTATTGGTAGCATTTGTCAAGCCAGCGTTTGTATCGGTATCGTCTTTTTGGGTTGGGCATTATTCATCACCTCGCTTGCGCAGACGGAAGCAGGTTGTGCGCCCATCATAGTCAATTCGCTCAAAGCGTTTATCTCTCGTCAGTCGGCACTTTGCGCCTTTGCGCTCAGGGAGTTGGCGACTGTTCATGCGTGTCCCTTTCACCGTCGTCAAGCCGTTAAGAATATCGCTAATTTCGGCTTCGCCTTTCTTTTCGAGATAGCGAACACACGCGTTCAAAAAACGGTCATGCTTCACCATGTTCACACCTCATCAAATCCGAACCTGCACATAACGCCCTTGCGTCCTCGACCGTCCTTCTTCGGAATGTATTCTTTGAACCACGGCTGATTGAGCAAGTAGTCCTCCATCCATCGCTTCGCTGATTGATAGTCGTTGTTGGTCACCAAACGGGCTATGTCTTTGAGCAACGATGAGCGCGGCACATCTTTCTCCCAAAAGGTCGTGCGAATCAAGCGTATGTCCTCGTCCATAACATTTCTGCGCATTTTGAGCGAGGATTCAAGGATTGAGCGCAGTCGGTCGTCCAAATTAACCATGAGCAATTCGCCCATCCATTCCCCGTTCATCACAGCATAACCGATAGCGAGCCGCCGGAACAGGTCGCTCTCAAAAGAGCGCACTGACTCTTGAAGCGTCCATTCTTCAAAGTCCTCGCCAAAGACAACGCCCTTTGGCCGATTGCCCATGACCTTCTTCTGCCGGTCAATGAACCAATGGCGCAGTGCGATTGCTTCCTCGGCTAATTCAACCCGTTCTTCGGGGGATAGACTGGCCTGCGCATTCTGCGCCTTTTTGTAAAGCAATTCCTTTTCAGGACTCATCTCAATGTCAATGATGAAGAAGCGTCGGTCAAGACCGGACTCCAATTCAAAGCGTGCTGGTTGTGTGCCTGCCCACATCGTCAAGCGTGTGTTGTAGCGCACCCATCCACTGCGCATGGCTTTGTTCACACGGCCACTGTCAAGCGAGGTGAGCATTTGATTCTTCATGTCAATGCTATGGTCTTTCTTCCCTGCGTCGGACATGGCGCTAAATTCTTCAAAACACAGGAAGCCGCCGCACAAATCGCGAGCGAGGGGCCGTCCCATGACTTGACCTTCTTCGTTCACCGAGCCGAACATACCGGCCTCGGTGATGCTGTTTGCGCCAATCATAGTGCGAAAGCCAACGCCTTCAAACGCTTCTTTGTTCCATAGCAGACCCGTATTTTCTGCGCAGAACAAATCAATGAGAACATTCTTTCCCGAACCCTTCGCACCACGCATGAGAATGTTAATGCGTGTGTCTGCGAGGCGGGAAGCGGGTGTGTAAATTGGGGTTGAGTCGTGGCGCAGTGGGCATTCCTCAATCACAAACGAGCCTTCGGGCGCAGTCATTGGGTCAAAGTCGCACATTGAGCATTTGTTCACGGCGTTGAACAGGTGTGCGCCAATCGAACAGATGAACACCGGCACTTTGTCCTCCACATCAACCAAGTGATTTTTGTCGCAGAAGGTTTGTAGTCGTGTGAATATGTCCGTCATTGATACATCCCTCCGCTTCCTCGGTCAATCGTCTTTTCATGTGCGCCCATCAATTCCTTGACTCGCTCTATGGCTTCCGATGTAGCGCCATTATAAGAAGCCTCCGCCTGTTCAGCCGTTTCTTCGGGGATTGAGAAGCCGCTCTCCCGTAGCAGGTCGCACATCGTTTTAAAGTCGGCGGGGTCAATCGTGATGTTCTCGCGTGAAGTTGCCGTGGCCGTTTCGCTCGGCATGACGAAAATGCTTGAAGGCTCATCGGACATGAGCGTGAATAAGTGCGCAGGCAACCAGCCCCAAATAGACTGCAACGATTGAGGCGCTTCGTCCGTTCCCATCAGGCGAGCATCCACACGCATAGCGGGGAAGGTCGGTGGGGCTTCGTTAAACAGGCGGTTGAGCGCAAAGGTCGTGAGGATGCCGAAGTGTGCCGCCCATTTGAAATACGCCACTATGTCCCGTGCCGGTGGATAATTGAACAACCATTCGTTGCGTTGCGCACTGTGCGTATGAGATATGACGGGCAGTGCGTTCACGCACACGAACAAAGTCAAGCCCTTTCGGAAGATAGGCCACATCGTCGTTGTTTCATTGAGGGTTCGGTGTGGTTCGACGAGAGCGTGTTTTGAGGTGATGAAGCCCACGGGTTCTTCGCCCATGACTGCGCTTGCGACGAGCAATTGAGGAAGTGATGATGCGCCCTCCGTATTGACGAGAAGCACATGGGTTATCTCGGAGAGAATGCTCTCATCAACATAGAAATCCGTTTCATTGAGAGTCGTTAAGCCCCACGCCATGATAACCCCTACACCCTTCGTCCATATCAACCCTTTCTTTCCGTGCCGTTGAAAGAATTAAGAAAAAATAAACCGAAGCACTGCGGCGCATTAACGGGAATTGTTTTTTCTTTCATAGGATGGCTGAAAAGAAAGAGGCTTTAATTTCAAAATCCCTTTAACACAATAAACAATAAACGGAAATAGTGAGCAGTGCGTCCTTTTTTTCTTTCACAATTCTTTCAGACCAGTTGAAAGAATAGGGTTGTCGAGGTCGTGAAACGCCTGAATCGCCCGTTGCCGCTCTATCATGTCCCGTTCCTTGAAGGTCATGCCCCCGTGCGTGCGGTCGTCGCCAAGAAACGGTTCGGGCGAAAATCCGCTTTCGTGCATATCCGCGATGCGCCGGTCAATTTCAACAATAATTCTGCGAGGTTCATCGCGCTTAACCGTAGCGTGTGGGCGCAGGTCAAGACCACCACCCACTGCGCAGACAACACTTGAAATCAGCGTCGGCTCTTTGAACGAGAAGGACGGCGTATCGGTGAGATTCATGGCGACGACGATGTGCGGATAATCCCCGAACACCAGCGCAGGCGCGAGAACCTGCCCGTTTTTGCCCCTGTAAGGCGCTCTAATGGCCCATGTTGCGCCAAGGTGGGCGGGTGTAGCGGGAGGGGATTTCATGGCCGTGTGAGCGACTACACTGCGCATTTTCAAACCGGCGAACATAGCGTCCGAATTGGGTTCCCTCATGCGCACGGAATCGCAAGAGAAAATGAGGAAGTCAAACGCGCTTTCGCGAAAGAAGGCTTGGAGGTCGTGCGCAAACGGCGGTTCGCCTTCGAGCATGAAGCCGCCCTTCATCCCCTCCTTGAGCGCACTGCGGGGGAGGCCCGGTTGAATCGCGTCAATCAGCGCAAGCACTTCGGACAGCCCATCAACGAGGATTTGATGCTCGCCTGCCTTGAGGACTGCGCACGGCTGAAACATTCGGCGCTTTGCGCCCCTGCGCCAGCCGAAGAACCGCTCGACGGTGATTTGGTCGGTCGGTGCGATTATCCATTCTGCGCAGTGTCTAAACGCCTGCCTGTGCATGGTGTAGCAAGTGCGCCGGAGGGATTTAAGGCATCTGCTCACTTGAACCGTGGGTCTGCATTCTCGACGATGCGCCGATATTTTTCAATATCCGCTTCGGTCGTCCATCCGACTGCGCCCTTAGCGATTGTTTGCCTAAGCGAGTCAATCCATGAGCGCACGCCCTTCATGCGTCTTAGACTAAGGCATTCTGCGACCTGTTCGTTATCGTGCGCAGATAGGGGCAAATAGCATTGAATGCACTTGCCTTCATTGTTCAATTGGTAGGTTTCCTTCTGCGCATAATCGGGGTTCGTTTCGCACCGTTCAAGAAAATGACACTTCACGCAAAGCCATACGGGAAGCCCTGCATAGGACTCGCTCGACCACTGCGATATGCCGTTCTCTCTCGGCGGCAGGGGGTCGTCGCAATACCCGCAGAACG